TTGATGGCAGTGCTGCCCGATCCCAAGAATTCGGGACGTTGCAGCCTGGCGTCCGGGGAGGTTACGCCGAAGTGAGATTTTATGACCTCGGTGTACCGGGTTCCGCCTCGCGCGTCCCGCTCGAACATTTTCTGAACTTGGAACGCTTCGCGTAGCTGGTTGATGGTTGCCGCTGTCGCTGTCGTGAGGTCAGTTTCAAGGCCCGTTTCCGTGCCGAACTTTTGTACGGAGCTCGTTAGCAGTCCGCCCACGACATTGAAGTATTCGCCGGTTACGGCGTTGAAAGCGCCTTCCGGCTGTGTCTCTCCGACGTCCTGGAACCTGGGCGATAGGCCGGTGGAAACGACCGGCGCTGTCTGCCCAAGTGGCAGGTTTACGGACGGGCCTTTTTGCGGCCAGGGCAAGCTGGAGCTGTAGTAGTCGTGACGCTTTCCGCGTCGCTGGATTGCGTAGTCCGAAGGATCGTCGGGGCCGTCGCCTTTCGGGACGGGTAGCGAGTTGATCAAGTTCTGATCACGGAACCATTCGTTGTAGATGAGATTGTAGGCTCGGTGATAGAGCGCGGAGTGTTTGATACCTTCGACGAGTGTTGGAAGCCCGAAATGGTCTTCCATTGATCCGGATAGATAGCCGCCTGACGGCGCTTCGATTGTCGGGGTAATGTAGTCTGTGCTGTCGCCCGGGTTGATTTGTTCGCCGTTCATCCGGACGAAATTGTCCCAGATGAGGCGAATAGGGACTGCAAAGAAAAAGCAGTCCAGATAGGCGTTATCCATGTAGGGGTGAAGCGGTGTTGCGAGCCTGGCGAAGGCTGTCATTTTGCAGTTGAAGGTATCGCCAGGGAGAGCCTCATCCGTGAATACGGGAATGAGGTAGCCAGCATCGAAGGTTGTCTTGTGACCATGCGATCTATCGAACGATGATCGCGGTATCTCAGCCGTGGGAACGCGGCTGAAGTTGTGCTTCATGACTGACGGCTGTCTCATTTTAGGCTCCGTTGATTAGTTGCATTTCATGCTGGCGGATGAATTCGTGTGCGATGCCGATCTTAACCGCAGTTTTAAGCATTGTGATAGTGGCGTTTTCGTCATTCCACTCTCCGATGTGGAATAGGGTGTAGTCTTCCGGGTGCCGGGTTATCTGGTTGTCCTGGTCGAGCAGGGTGTCTTCCATGGTGCGGATCGCCGCACCGATGGTCGGGAAGTACATGGGCGGGAAGTAGGCTTTTGTCTTTGAGTCATAGACGGAAAAGATTTGCGTGATCATTCTTCGATATCCCTTTTGAGCTTGGTTATTTTGGCTTTGTGGTTGATTTCCCGGTCGTGAAGACGCCGGGACGTTTGATGCTCTTCGTAGACCTTAGCGGCCTTTTCTCTGGCCTTTCGGATGCGGGCCATTCGGATTGGGTCTTTTCCTTGCAGTAGTTTGTCGTAGTAGACGGGCACGGGGTATTGACGCCCGTTTGAACCGACCACGAAGTCTTGATCGTGGCAGTCGGTATTGCCGTATTTTTGGTACCATGTGTACCCCAGGCCGAAGGTACTTTCGTTGTCTCCCCGCGACATGAGGCTGAATTCAGGCAGGAGCCACCATCGGTGGCCTGCCTGGTCGAACCATGAATAGTGCTCGAGGGGTTCGTCGTCGATGGAGGTTTGTTTCTTGAGGATGTAGCGCGTGCAGTAGCCCGCTGATTGTTGCGTGACCGTGCCTATGTTGGCGTGGCCACGGTCCCAGACTTTGTCGAGGGTGTCGGAGGTGAACAGGATATCGCCCCGTCCGGTTTTCTTTAGAAACCTTCGATCGGATGCGAAGTCATAGCCGAACAAGAGCATGTGGTAGTGAGGACGTTTAAGGCCCTCGCCATATTCGCCACAGGCGTAATAGCGAAGGCCTGGTAGGTTTAGTTTTTTGCGAAGCCGCTTCATGAAGAGCTGGACTTCGCGTTTATGGACGCTTGGCGGCATTGGTAGTTTTTCGGGCGCATATGTGAGTGTCAGGAAGCTATTCGCTTCGTGCATTTGAGCTTCGTGCATGCACCTGATTGACCAGTCGCGCGCTTTAGCCAGGCGGCAGCCGATACATCTGCCACATGGAATTGTCTTTAGTCGGTCGGGATATCCCCGATTGCGGTCCTTTGTGAAGCCTCTTTTCCCGTCGTTTCTGTCGGGATTGGCTTGGTAGCCTCGGACCGGGTGATAACAAGGCATATTGAGTCGCTTCCTATGCTGCTACAGGCGGATACCGCCACGCATAGGAGCACCCATGCCATTCTTTTTATGGACGCGCTTCGCGGTGGACGTGAAGAGCTTTTGAGATGTCTTTTTACGCATTTTGGAGCGTCGAGCCATTTGATATTTCCCTTCGTGAAATTAGGGGTGTTTTCGTGACCCCGGGGGCGGAGGGTGTCACTCGGAGTATTATAGAACAAGAAGATAAGACTCCGAAGGGCACCCAGCCGCTGACGATTGGCGTTTAGCAGCGATTTTAAGCCTCAGGAGAGGCGGGAGCTGGTGCTGGCGCATCTGCACTAGCAGATGCCTGTTCCGGCTCTGCCGGAGCGTCTGCGACGCTGCTTGGCAATAGACCCATTCTGGTCATTTCCTCGAGGTTGTTTTCGTCCTGGGCGAAAGCGAGAAATGCTTCCGGTGAATTGCCGAAGCGGTCGCGGATTGAGGCGGGTAATGTCATGAACATTTCCTGGGCCTCTGTTACGGCATTCATGGCTTCCTGGAAGTCAGGATAGCCGATGTAGTCGCCGTAGCGTCCTTCGACGCGGGCGACGTGTTGGAGGATGCCGGTTTGCTCGTAGCGTCTCATGATGACGTTAACGTCGCATTCGTCCTTCATGGACTGATTAGCCAGGGATGGCTGCGTGAAGGTTTTTTCGAACCGTTTGCGTGGTTCGATTGCGGTGTTGGTGTCTTCGCCTGATTTGGTTTTCATTTGTAGAGCCTCTTATGGAAGTTTTTGTCTTTTAGCTCGCGAGCGCGAGCTTCCCATGCATCGGTGTCTAGTTTGCCTTTATAGAGGTTTTTCAGTTTTACGCCGATAGGATCGTCTCTGCCTTTTGGCTGTGACCCGATGTCTTTGGCGTTTGTGTCGTTTCGTTGGCTAGAACGATATTGCGCGATCATCTGCCGCGCTGTGGTGTAGCCGATATTGAGTATTTCGGCGCGGTCTGCGAGCGCCTTGCGCTCGCGGCCCTCTTGTTTGATTTTATAGGTTTGCTCTGTGAGCAGCTTCAGATCAGCGGATAATCGCTTTATCTGAAGAGCTGATTGGACTGCCTGCTCGGCTTGGTTGATTGCTGGTATTACGCCACCAGATGGCGACGATGCGCCGCCCTTTTGGTAGGCGAGAATCGGATTTAGACCAGCTTTGCGCATGTCTGCCATTGACCGCTGATATGCGGTTGAAGACATGCGCTCCTGGAAGTCCATCTGCTTTTGCGTTGCAGCGACATTGGCGTCTTGCTGTTTCTTGGCGCCATAGGCTGACGCCGCGCCACCGAGAAGGGTGGACGCGACGGTTCCGACGCCTGGGGTGAGGAAGTCGAAGAAGCCCATTAGAAATGATCGATAAGGCCGGGCACGGAGTAGATAGGCATCGGCCGTGCGCAGCGTAGTTGGAAGTAGCTATCGAACAGGAAGTGAGGCTCGTCCTGGACCGCGATGACGCGGCCGAACGGTGGATCCTCTTCGATGAATTCCTGCGATAGCGTCGGAGCGTTAGTGAAGTTCTGGCTTAGGTGCCAGGTATCGAGCGTTTGCGGATGGTTTGAGCGGAACTGCCCAGTTACCTGGGAAGGTTTGTAGCGATATTCGGCGAACCTTTCCTGGTAGCCGAAGACCGTATCGTCTTCAGCTGGTATGCCGGAGGCATAGATTTCGTCCTGGGTGACGACCTGTTCCCCCAGGTGGGAGAGGCTTGGCCAGTAGTAGTCGAAACGCGTTGAGCGTTTCCATGGTCTGAATAGACCTTGTTGGTAAGTTAAGTCCGCACGGGCTGATACCAATCCGATTATGATGCAGTGCTCTGTGAAGGATTTGGTGAAGCCGTTGTTGTTGATAGTTGCGGTACCAAAGCCGGCAAGATTGCCTTGTGGTGTGTCTGTTATTCCTGGCCCGTCATCTGTCGATGACGTTTGGGGGACAGGGGTTACGTTGATGGCAGTGCTGCCCGATCCCAAGAATTCGGGACGTTGCAGCCTGGCGTCCGGGGAGGTTACGCCGAAGTGAGATTTTATGACCTCGGTGTACCGG